ACCAGCGCGATCAGGTCCGCCCGGATGTTAGGATCAAGAAAGCCACCGCGAATCATGCCCCCGACGAGAATCGCTTGCCGCGACAACGGCAAGCCATTTTTCGCCTACCTGCGGAATCGAGGTATATCATATCTTCACGTTGCTGCAGGTCGTGCTGCTGGCCCGCACCGCGGATGCCTACAACGACGCGGTGGAACGCGGCATTGCGGATCCCGGCGACCGCGCGCTGGCGCGCCAGCGGCTCGCCAATACGCTGTTCGCGCAGATGTTTGCCGGCTCACCGCGTGAGCGCGAGGGATTGCTCGGCTTCCTGCTGCACTTCATGGCGTGGGTGACGCTCGTCATTGCACCGCCAATGGTGCTTCTGGTGTTTGAGGTTAAGTTTGTTCCCTTTCACAGTAGTTCCGTGATCTGGATCCATCGTGGGCTGATCACCCTCGATGTTGTCTTTGTTTTTCTCCTTTGGGCCTACGCGCTCGAACCACGCCACGAGGCTCCGTGGCGTTCGCTTGCGAGGAGCTGGAAGACCGCGCTCGGCGCGGTGACTGTCATTATGGTCCTGGGGCTGCTCTCGTTTGCCGTGGTGACCTTTCCTGGCGAAATGCACGCGAACTGGACGAGATATGAGGCGCGGAGTGACTCGTCATTCAGTCATTTGCTGCATGCAGAGTGCCGGACCAAGAGCTACTTCGCGTCAATACTTCCCGCAGACTTCGATCGGCTGTCGCTGCAGGGGGAGAATTTCGTCGACCGCGATCGAATTTCGAAAATAGAAGCCGCCGCCAAGGCAAATGGACCGAAACCTTATGAAAGTGAATGGATTCGGATATTTCGCAGCCGTGAATTGCGTTGCGGTCGATTCGACGGGGCCGACCTCAGCTACGTCGACTTTGCAAATGCCGACTTATCAGGTGCCGACCTCCGATACGCGCAGCTTCAGGGCGCGAACTTCCCACTGGCGAGGCTTCAGGGAGCGAACCTTAGCGGCGCGCAGCTTCAGAGAGCGTATCTCGCAGACGCGCAGATGCAGGGAGCGGACCTCAGCTTCGCGCAGCTTCAGGGAGCGGTGCTCAGGTCGCAGGACGGCGTGGACCTTTGGGGCGAGGTCTACCTGCTGAAGCTGCTTGGGGGCGCGCAGCTCCAGGGCGCGGACCTCCACAGCGCGGAGCTTCAGGGCGCGGACCTCGCACACGCGCAGCTTCAGGGCGCGAACCTCCGAAACGCGGGGCTTCAGGGCGCGGACCTGGTATCGGCGCGGCTTCAGGGCGCGGACCTCGGGAGCGCGCGGCTTGCGGGCGCGAGCCTTCAGGATAGTGAACTGAGGCTCGCATTACTTTCCGATGTGTCGCTTTGGCGCGCCCGACCTGGCAACTGCTCTGAGGCTCGGATAATCCGTCCGATATTTGAAGCGCGAACACCTGAGGTTGTTGAACGGTTCATCGAAAGCGTACTCGCGAACGTCAGTAACAAGCAAAAGGACACGGTGAAAGAAAGATTGCACAAGGGGCTTGTTGATCAAAAATACGATCTGGCCGCAATCGAGACACATTGGCGCGATTGTGCCGATAAGTCTGAAAGGCTTGAGGAAGCGGAATACCTCCAGCAACATGCCAATTTTCTGCGCGATCTTGTCTGTGACGCAGAAGGCAATCGGAAGGAGATTGCCACCGGAATCGTCAGGACCTGGATTTCGAAGGACCGGCGCGTTTACTCCTCAAAACTGGCCCGCGGATTACTTGATGGTAAGAATTGCGCAGCGACCAAAGAGCTGAGCAACCGAACTACAGAGGTCTTGCGCGAGGTTGCTTCACCGCCGACGCCGGCCCACTGAGGTCAGTGCTTTTCTCGCGTTCCTTAACAATGCTATTCCTCACAGATCGCTGTTGATGTCTCTTCCGGGTCATTCGCGACGAAGATTGGTATGGCCACACAGCTACGCTGACGCTGTACCCCATAACCGGACATAAAATTAAGGCCTTGGCCGCAAGCCATAGCGATGTGCGGTGGTTGGCCTGATCGACATCACGCCCAACATCGAGACCTTCCACGTGCAAAGGCGCGGCCGTTGCCGCGCACGGTACGGTACGTACCTGAGCTGAACGAGCCCTCCGCAATGACCCTCGAAGAGATGACCGCGCAGCGCAACGCGCTACTTGCCGCGCGGTTCCGCGGCGTGCGCACGGTCGAGATCGACGGACGGCGCGTCACCTACGCGACCGACGTCGAGATGGCGGCAGCCATCACCGATCTCGAGCGGCGGATTGCCGGCGCGCAAGAAGGTGGCCTGCGCCGCCGGATCCTAACATCCGCCTCGAAGGGACTCTGAGCTCGTGCTCGCTTCGCTGATAGGACCGCCGAGGCGATGGAATGAAGGGATTAACTGATTGTGCGCAGCAGGTGTGCGCGATCATACGACTAGCATTGCCTTATGCCGCGTTGATCGCCGTGTTCATATTCATAATTTTCGTAATTCTTCGGTGACCGCCAAGATGGCCCGCGTGTCGTCATCTTTGAAGGGACCTTGAACTCGTGCTCGCTTCGCTGAATCAGTTCCGGCGCCGGGTCGGGGCATTCATCGGCGGGTTCGAGGCAGGGGTTGCGAACCGTCGGCTCAAGGGGTTCCAGCCGAGCCGCGCGCATCTCAACACGCTGATCGCGGCGGCCGGCCCGGATATTACGGCCCGCGCCCGCTGGCTCGTGCGCAACAACGGCTATGCGGCGAACGCCATCGAGAGCTGGGCCGGCAACGTGGTGGGCGCCGGCATCAAGCCGTCCTCACTGATCACGGACTCCGCGCTCAAGGCGAAGGTGCAGAAGCTCTGGCTCGACTGGACCGATGAAGCCGACGCGGAAGGTTTCACCGACTTCTATGGGCTGCAGCGGCGGGCCGCGCGCGAGGTGTTCATCGCCGGCGAGGTGTTCTTCCGATTCCGCCCGCGCCGTCCGCAGGACGGGCTGACGGTCCCGCTCCAGCTGCAGATGCTCCCTTCCGAGATGCTGCCATTGAACCGGAATGAAGTCTCGCCCGGGGGTAACGTCATCCGGCAGGGGATCGAGTTCGATGCGATCGGGCGTCGCGTGGCCTACCACGTCCTGCGCCGGCACCCGGGCGACATGACCGACCCCGGCCTTACCGGCGACATCGTGCGCATCCCGGCGTCCGAGATCGTGCACGTGATTGACCCGGTCGATGCCGGTCAGCTTCGCGGTGTCTCGCGCTTTGCGGCCGGCATCGTCAAGCTGTTCCTGCTTGACCAGTACGACGACGCCGAGCTCGACCGCAAGAAGGTCGCGGCGATGCACGCGCTCTTCATCACGACGCCGGCGCCGGCCGAACCACTCGATGCCGCGGAGGGCCGCGACGAGAACGACGAGCGCACACTCGATCTGCAGCCTGGCCAGATCACGATGCTGGAGCCCGGCGAGGAGGTGCAGACATCGGCACCGGCGGATTCAGGCCAGACCTACGAGCCGTTCCAGTACCGGACGCTGCTGCAGGTCTCGGCCGCGCTGGGTGTGCCCTATGCGTATCTGTCGAACGACATGCTCAAGGCGAACTACTCGAACTCGCGCCTGGCTTTGCTTGAGTTCCGCCGGCGCACCGAGGCCTACCAGCATGCGGTGATTGTCTGGCAGTTCTGCCGCCAGGTCTGGGCGCGCTGGATGGACACGGCGGCGCTGGCGGGTGCGCTCGAACTGCCAGACTATGACCAGCGCCGGCGCGAACATCTCGCGTGCGGCTGGTTGCCGCCCAAATGGGACTGGACTGATCCGCTCAAAGATGCGCGCGCCGAAATCGAACAGATAGATGCTGGCCTGAAGAGCCGCACCCAGGCACTGGCCGAGCGCGGCTACGACGCCGAACAGGTCGACGCCGAGATTGCCGCCGACAAGGCCCGAGAACAATTGCTCGGTCTGACTTTCGGTTCGGTTTCGGGTGTCGGAATGGTCCCAGACGCTGGTTCGGCAATGGATCAGAACCCCGCTGGCTAAGCCAATTTACCCGAGGCTGATCAGCGAATGGTGGCACTCCCTATGTCGGCATGCGGGAAAAGCGGACAGTCGGAGCCCGACGGTGAGGTTGGCCCTTGGCCCGAACCTGCCATCGAGCGACCGATCTCTTTACCCTTGTCCGGCATTGGCGAAGACCAGCAATGCGTGCATACGTCGAGGTGGCGGAAATGCGCATTGCTGCCATCACCTCGTGATTGCGATCAACAAATCGGATTTTAGTAAGCGCTCCGTTTCAGGGCTTTCTGCACTCGTAGCTATTCTGGCTCTTCGGGTCTCCCGCGCCCACATAGTGCGGATATGCCGGGTAAGCACACATCGGCCGCGTAGCGATGACAGAGAAGGGCGCTTCGTTTGTGTGGAGGGTTTGGATCAATTTGTCGCGCGGCGGCGATTGACTGTTATCCACCCAGGCGTCGAGCAAGGTCAGCAAATCAGTTTGAGACGGAACTGGCGTGCGGTCGATTCCGCTGAACACAGGCCCACCATGTGAACTGCCAGCGCTCAAGTAGAATCGGATAAACTCCTGGACGGCCTCTTCGCCCATAAATTTCGTCACTGACTCGTAGTAATTCATGGTGCTGAAAGGACTGACTGAATAATCCGCCAGGTTCGACCTCATGATGAGCTTTCCACCACGTTGCTTGAAGGCGGACAAATCCGGGTTCGTCGCATCCAACGTCGCGGATAGCTCCTGAGTCCGAGCGACAAAGTCATGAGGGTTGAACTTCGAGGGGTCAAGATTTGGGTCTTTCGCGATGAAGTAGCGAATCACTCCATTTGTGTAGAACCACAATTGACCCTGTTCGACTTGGGCAAGTGGCGGGAATGCAGGCGGCTTGGATCCAGCAATCTGTGCATTCAAACCGCCGGGCTGTGTTTCACCACCATAGCCCCAACTTGGATACGACGTTATGCCGTTTGCTAGAGGGAAACCGTATTCATAAGACCCATGTATTGCCTTGACGACTGCAATCTCTGGATCAGCAAGGCAGGTGTCACCGGTATTTTGGCCACCTTCGCAACGCAATGCCGTTGCGTCAAAGAACTTGCTGCATGCCCAGATGTTGCTGATAACGCCATCCTTAAGGCCGTCAAGTTCGTCGCAGGCAGCGAGCACCCCCTTTTGTAGCGTCACAAGCTTGCCGGGAGAAAGCCACCCGCCGTTCCGCTGTAGAAGTCCGACGTGTACGTGCTTTGCTCCCATTCCGACCCAGTCTATGGCAGGCACGACGCTGACGATTCCATCGTAGTCGCGAGGAAAACGC